GCTTCGAGCCGGCCTATGGCATGGTAGTGGAGGACAACGCCCTCTATAGCCGGTTCAAACCGTCGGACGTGACGCGCGAGATCGTCAACCGGCTTGATAAGTCGGCGCTGGTCGTCAAATCGGCCGATGCCAACGTTGTCGGCGGCACGAAGGCGATCGGCATTTTTATCGACGAACTCTGGCTGTTCGGTAAAAAGCTGCAGGCCGCGAATATCCTGTCGGAGGCGACGGGCTCGCAGGCTTCCCGACCGGAAGGGTTTGTCATCTATGCGACGACCCAGAGCGACGATCAGCCGGCCGGTGTCTTCAAGCAAAAGCTCAAATATTTCAGGGGCGTGCGCGACGGCAAGATCGATGATCCGACGTCGCTGCCGCTGATCTATGAGTATCCCGAGGCGATGGTCAAAGCGAAGGCCTATCAAGATCGGGCGACCTGGTACATCCCGAACCCCAGTCTGGGGAAATCGGTCGACGAGACATGGCTGATCACCAAGTTCGCGCAGAAGCAGCAGGAAGGGCCAGGCGAGCTCAGTCTATTCGTCGCCAAGCACTTCAATGTCGAGGCCGGCCTCGGTCTGAAATCCGACGACTGGGTAGGCGCTAACCACTGGGAAGCAGCGGCAGATCCCGCCCTGACGCTGGACGAATTGCTGGAGCGAAGCGAAGTCGTGACGGCCGGGATCGATGGCGGGGGCCTCGATGATCTGCTCGGCCTCGCAATCCTAGGCCGGGAGCGCGATACCCGCCGTTGGCTTCTATGGGTGCATGCTTGGGCCCACCCGACAGTCTTGGAGCGCCGGACTGATATCGCCACCAAGCTGAAAGACTACGAGCAAAACGGCGACCTCACCCTGATCGATGAGGTCGGAGAGGACGTCGAGCAGGTCTGTCAGATTTTGGATCGGGTCAACGAAGCCGGATTGTTTCCGGAAAAGGATGGTATCGGCGTCGACCCGGCCGGTATCACCGAGATCGTCGATGCCTTGGAATTGCGCGGCTTCTCTGCCGGCGGCGAAGGGGGCGAAGACGCCAATATCGTCGCGATCAAACAGGGGTGGACGCTGACAATGACGATCAAAACCGTCGAACGAAAGCTTGCCGGCAAAAAGTTCGTTCACGCTGGCACGCCACTCATGAACTGGTGCGTCAGTAACGCCAAGGTGGTTCCGGCGGGCAACGCGATCACGATCACGAAGCAGGCAGCCGGCTCTGCGAAGATCGATCCGCTGATGGCGACGTTCGATGCGGCGGCATGCATGGCGAGGAACCCGCAGATCGCGGCGACATATCTCGACAGCGAACATCTCATCCTTTTGTGAATCGGAGAAGCCGATGAAGCGACTGGCGACCTTGCTGGGTGCCGCTGCTGCGCGCCTGCCGGCGCTGTTGAATGACGCGGTCGGCGCTGGCGGTCTGGCACTTGTCGCCTATGGCGCTTATGAGATCTATCGGCCAGCCGGCTTTATTATCGGTGGCGCAGGTCTCATTATCATCTCGATCGGCCTGGCGCGGCGATAATGGGTGGATTGCTTTCCGGCGTCGTCCAGGGTTGGTCCAGGAAGGCGGCAGACGTCAGCGGTTTGACCTGGCAAAAGCTCTGGGGCGAAGATCACCGCGCTAAGGCTGGAGTCAATGTTCATCTCGACAATGCCCTTGGCGTGACGACCGTTCTCTCGGCGGTCCGGGTTATCGCCGAGGGCAATGCGCAGGTTCCTTGCCGAGTCTATCGCGATGGCGACGGAGGCTCCAAAACGCCGGCGACCGATCATCCAGCCTATAAGCTGCTGGCGCGCCGGCCGAATGATTGGATGACGGCTTTCGAATTTATCGAAGGCCTGACGATGCATGCCGTGCTGACCGGTGATGGGTTAGCCTATATCAATTGGGTCCGCAACAAGCCGCTGGAGTTGCTGCCACTTCTGCCTGGAAGCGTCACAGTTCTGCGTCAGCCGGATTATGAGGTCTCCTATCGGATCACAGATAGCTCCGGCCAGCAGACCGTTGTGCCCAAAAAGAATATCCTCCACCTGCGCGGCCCGAGCTGGGACTCGCTGCATGGCATCAACATGATCCATGCCGCGCGGGAGGCGATCGGTCTCGCCATCGCGACCGAAGAGGTTCACGGCCGCCTCTTCTCGAATGGGGCTCAGCCTGGTGGCGTGTTGTCGACTGGTAATCTCAGTGTGGAAGCGGCAAAGCGATTGAAGGCGGACTGGAAGGAATCCCAGGCCGAGCTGCACAACAAATTCAAGACGGCTGTCCTGCCAGGCGATGCCAAATGGACGCCCATGGCAATGAAGGGCGTCGACAATCAGCATCTTGAGACCCGCAAGTTCCAGATCGAGGAGATCTGCCGGGCCCTGCGGCTGTTTCCGCAGATGGTCGGCCATACCGACAAGACTGCGACCTTCGCCAGTGCAGAGGCGTTCTTCCTCGCCCACGTGATTCACTGCCTGGATCCCTGGACGAAACGCTGGCAGCAGGTGCTCGAGCGTGACCTGCTCGATAATGAAGCAGATCTCAGCGTTAAGTTCATGCTGCAGGGCCTGCTCCGCGGAGATGCCAAGACCCGCGCCGAATTCTATGCCAGCGGCATTCAGAATGGCTGGCTGACGAGAAACGAGGCGCGCCTCCTCGAGGATCTTAATCCGCTGCCAGGTCTCGATGAGCCTCTCGTGCCGCTCAATATGGCAACGCAGGGGCAGGTCGATGCCATGGCGCAGGACGTTGTCAAGACGGTGAAGTCGATGCTCCGCCACAATGGCGGACCAATGCTCGATGATGCAGAGATCGAACACAAGATCGGCCGGGTTCTTTCCAAGACGAACGAGACCCGTATCCGCAAAGCAAAAGACAAACTCGATCGCGTACTGGCGAGCCTGCCGGAGCCTGTGGAGGACCCTGAAAATGCGAGCTGACAGAATCGAGTGCAAGGAAGCGCCGGGGGCCGAAAGGGCTGCTTTTCTTTTGCGCGACCTCAAGTTCGCATCAGCAGAAGGCGATCGCACCTTCAGCGGCTATGGCGCTGTCTTTGGTAATGTCGATTCCTATGGCGATGTGATCCAGAAAGGCGCCTTCAAGAAGACCCTGCAGGAGCATAAAGACGCAGGGACGATGCCGGCCATGCTGTCCCAGCACGGCGGCTGGCTATCGGCAGGTGACATGATGCCGATCGGCGTCTGGACCTCGATGTCCGAAGACGATACCGGGCTGCTGGTAGAGGGCAAATTGTCCGATACGCCGCGCGGTCAGGAAGCCTATACGCTTCTGAAGGACAAGGCCCTGACCGGCATGTCTATCGGCTACGTTGCCCGCGAGTTCAGTTACGGCAGCAAGCCGGATGACCCGCGCCGAGTCCTGAAGGACGTCGACCTCATGGAGGTCAGCCTGGTGACCTTCCCCGCCAATCCGCTGGCCCGGGTCGATGGTGTGAAGGCCGCCCATTGGGTCAAGACGATACGAGATTTCGAGGGCTTCCTACGGGATGTAGGGGGCTTCTCGCATGCCGCCGCCAAGGCAATTGCCGCTGGCGGCTTCAAAGCCAACCCGGATCCTCGGGATGAGGACGGAGGCGAAACGGCGCTCGCCGAGATGATCGCTCGCGCGGGCCGTGTTTTCAAACCTTCATAAAGGAACCCGTCCCATGCATACCGTCATGGAATTCAAGAATGCCCCCGTCACGCTGGCCGAGGTGAAAGCGGTGGTCGATCCGATGATGACCGCCTTTGAAGAGTTCAAAAAGACCAACGATCAGCGCATCGACCAGCTGCAGAAGAAGGGCACGGTCGATCCGGTGATCGAGGAGAAGCTGAAGAAGCTCGAGGCCGATATCGCCAAGGCCGAAGACGTCAACCAGAAGCTCGCGGCCGCCGAAGCGGAGGCCAAGAAGCAGAAGGCTGAATTCGACGAAATGCAGGGCCAGGTCGATGAACTTCAGAAGAAGCTGCAGCGCCCCGGCGTCATTTCCACCCAGGACCGCAAAGCAGCGCTGAAAAAGAGCGTCACTGAATGGGGTCGCGCAGTGATCGGCGCCTATCAGCTCGGCGAACACAATCTGAGCGCCGATCAGAAGAAGGCTCTGGCGGATGTCGCGGCTGAGTATAAGGCTCTCGGTATTTCGACCGACACGACCGGCGGCTATTTGGCGCC